GGGTTGTCATAGGCGACTATTCGCATATTAGTTCTTACACTTATCTATCCAACTGCGAAATTGGTGCAGGATCAATTTTAGGCATACGTACAAGTATTATCGGATTCAACGGTAATAACGGTAAGGTATCTGTTGCCAATAACACTAACCTGATGTTGGGTTCGGTTGTGACCAAGGATTTACCAGATACCGGTACATATTTTGGAAACAGACGAATCAATGACAAATCCAGCTTACAGCAACGAATTCTTTAACATTGCACAGTTACGTGACACCATACGTGGTCACGCATTAAGTCATACAGTTTCTCAGCAAATGGTATTAGCCAACAAGCAACGCAATCTTTCAAATACATTGGCCGAGATATCATCTGAACAACATGCATGGTGGTTTGGCAATCATACAGTAAACACTATCCATGAACTTGAATCTTGTGATGCTGTTCCGGCATCCCGTGTGCAAGAGTTACAGGATACTGCACCACACGGCATTTTTGGCACAGGCGAACTCATGATGACCAGCAGTGGATCTACGGGACGCAGAAAAATTGTATCCTGTGACCTTGAACATTGGTTTAGATATTTTACTGGATGCAGTCGGCAACTGTTTGCAGCCGGAATAGACCACACTGATCGTGTGTTAACCACAGACCCTGGCATGATGCAAAGTGGATATCGTGCACTAGAAGACGCAGCCAAGTATGGCACAGGTGCACAGATAGTGATTGATCGCACAACCAGCATGACTCGAAAGCTAGAAATGATAGCAGAGCATGACGTAACTGTGTTGATTGCCAATCCCGTCAAGCTCATGCGCATGGCCAAGTTGCAACCTCACCGCTATTTAAAACGCCCGCTCAAGGCAATTATTTCCACAGGAATGCCGCTAGAAGACCCAGAAATTATCAAGTCTGCGTTCAAAACAGATAAATTGTATGATGTGTTTGGGAGTGTAGAGATTTCACAAATCTATTTTACTTGCCAACACGGGCACAGACATGTCAATGACGATCTACTGCATGTGGTAAACAAGCAAGGAAAGTCTCTTTATTCAAATGTTTGGTCTTTGCCAGTGTTTAACCTAGATTCAGGTGACTATTTAGAATACTCCTATAAAGGACAGTGTGACTGCGGCAGTTATTTGCCCACAGTTGATGTTTTTGTTTCTAAAAGTTATCTTGGCATAAACAAACAATAAATTAAATTAAATTAAATTGGAGAAATCATGGACTTACTTTATATAGCACTGGCTATCTTTATCGCACTGGTAGCAGGGATAACTGTTATAACAGAAAAACGTTACCGAACAGGTAATGTGGGATTTACACAAGCAGATCGAAACTTGAGTTTATGGGAACTAAGCGCCAGTGTCACTGCGTCTTGGACATTTATACTAGGCATGATCATGGTGGGGGTATTAACCTACACCAAGGGCACTGTGGGCATGTTTTGGTGGATTGCCCCGCCTACTATAGTAATGGTTTTGATGGCAGCACTATCTTACTATCTGTTAAAAAAGTTCCCACAAGGGTTTAGTATAGGCGAATTTGTACAACACCGATACAACAGCAAGGGTCTTACTGCCGTTTTTCAGATAGTCATGATGATTGGTGTTATCAATGCCATTGCTGGTAATCTTACCGGCTTTGGTATGGTTGCCGAATACATCAGTGGCACAAATGATTCCTATAACACAATCATAACTGTCATGGCATTAGTAACTATTGCTTATTCAATGTGGGGCGGGTTGAAAGTCAGCGTAAGAACAGATGTTTTGCAAACTGCGTTGATGTTGATCCCAGCTGTGGGCATGGCAACATGGGGTGCAATATCTTTAGGTGGCATTGGTCCAATATTTGATGCAGTTAATACACAAGCCAATGTTGACTTTTTTGACGCACCCACAATCACCAATGTTGCATTGAATGTGTTATTCATCACCATGGGTAGTGCTATCACTTGCAATGGCTTTTACCAACGTGTTTTTGCATCGCAGGATCCGGTAAAAATACGTAACTCGTTCTTGTTTGGTGGCGCCATGTTTGCTGTAATTTTAGCAGGTTTAGGTGCCCTGGCTGCAATGGCTGTGCCACTGGGACTAGATGTTACCAATCCCAAACTGGCATCAACCATGGCAGCCGGAGCACTCTGGGGTAGTACAGGACTAGTGTTAATAGCACTGGCGTTTTTGTGTGCGGCATCGGGCGTGATCGATACAGCGTTAAATGGTGCAGGTGCTCTTGCCGTTGAATGGTTTCCTGATCGTGACCCAGTGCTAGTTAATCGACTTACGCAATTGGTTGTGGGCCTGAGTTGTTTGGCAATTGCCATGCTCAAGATTGATATTTGGATCTTGTTCTTGACATTTGGCATTGCAAGATTGTTTACTATTGCACCCGTTGTTTATGGTGTGCTTAGTGATCAGCAAATACGTGTAAAGTATTTAATTTACGGTATGTTGGCAGCAGTAGCAGTTGGCTTGTTGGCACATTTTAAAATGATCATACTACCGCCGTACATTCTAAACATCACAGTGACACTGCTGCCTTTTGTTGGCGTAGCAATTGATCACTACCGGGCACCTAAAACAGCATGATAAATGTACCCCCGCCATATGATCTACTAGATAACTTAGATGCATTGCCTCGAGAGTTTATCATTGGTGACCACATGGGGGGATTTTCATCAACTGGGCACAACAATCACTTGCACAAGCTTGATCAATATGCCAAGATCAATAATTTTTCTTACAACATAAATGTTGATGAATTTTATTCACCGACTATACAGGATCAATACCCTAACTTAAACTTTGTGTATTCAATTGACAGTTTTAATAGATATCGTAAATTTCAAAAATTTCAAGACTATAATATACATCCTGAAATTAATTACAAAAATTTTATTTGTAGTTTTAATGGAACTGAACACATATCAAGAAAACTTTTGTTGGCAGCAATACACAAGTTTGGGTGGTATAACACTGAATACTGTAGTAAAAATATTGCATTTACTACAAGTGAACTTGATGGACACATTACTGATTACACACATACTCAGTCTCAATTTTACCGTAAATTTTTTATATCTGACAACAGCCAAGATTTTTTTCAATCTGTAAATAATATCAACAGTATTAGCATAGCGGAATATAAAAGAATCGAACATGATAAAAATTTACCGATATTAGAAACATCATTGACTCAAAGTTTTGTGCACTTGGTAAGTGAAACCATGGCCACAAGCTATGTTCCTTTTGTAACTGAAAAATTTCTATACAGTGTCGTTACACGTGGACTGTTTGTTGCCTATGCACCGCCAGGTTGGCATGCACATCTTGAACACTATTATGGATTCAAACCGTATTCTAATATATTTGATTACAGATTTGATACTGTGCAAAATCCAGTAGAAAGATTGTTAGAATTAATGTGTATGCTTTCCAAATTTAGTTGTTTAAGTTATAACGACTGGCAAAATTTATATGAGATGGAAGTGGATACAATTGAATATAATTACAATCACTATCGTAGTAAGCAATACCTAACTCATATACTTGCTCAAGTTTAATAGTCCTAGAATGAAAAATATCTGTCTAGTACAAGTAGTTGACAACTATGGCCCAAACAAATTCTTGCCATTGGCCATTAGCTATCAGTGGTTGACCGCAAAGAAAAACCCCGTGGTTGCCAGTCAATGGCAAGTTCAACAGGTACTGATTGAAAAAGTCAATATCAACCATTGGTTAAATGAGTTTGATTCGGCACCCGATGTTATGGCCATGAGTTGTTATGTTTGGAATTGGGAATTTAATCAAGAGCTTGCTAAAAAAGTTAAAACACGTTGGCCCAGTTGTGTTATTGTAGTCGGCGGGCCGCAAATTACCAAGCATGACGTTGATTTTGTTAGAAAACATCCTTGGTTTGATATTGCTGTGTTGGGAGAAAATGAACAATTACTAGAGAAAATATTGTTAGGTGAGTCAATTGAGGACTTGACGCAATTGCCCGGAGTAGTCACATCCCTAACTCAACAGTTGTCCGACCCCCCAAGAACTGCACAATTAGATGAGTTGCCCAGTCCAATACTTGAGGGATTTTATGATTGGATCATGGACAGTTACGAGTCCAAACACAATCAAAAATTTAATTGGCAAGTGACTTACGAAACCATGCGTGGTTGTCCATACCATTGTGCTTTTTGTGATATTGGTGATGACTACTGGAACAAGACCAAACTGTTTAGCTTGAACCGGATACGCAAGGAAATTGAATGGTTATCACAAAGACAAATAGAGTATGTTAGTGTGTGCGATAGTAATTGGGGATTGTTTGAACGAGATTTTGAAATCACTCAATGGGTAGTTGATACTAAGAAGAGCACAGGATATCCTAAGTTTTGGGATGTAACTTGGGCAAAAAACAATCCTGATCGTGTGCAACGTATTGTGATGTTGGATCATGTGGCCAGCACTAGACTGTTTAAAGGTGTGACGTTTGCTATGCAAAGCATGGATACAGTTACCTTGGATGCAGTTGCTAGATTTAATATCAAAGATGGCGCCACCTATGATGCCATGCAATTTTACTATAAAAACAACGTACCGACTTACAGTGAGTTGATTTGGCCCTTGCCCGGAGAAACCTTAACAACATTCAAACGTGGGATACAGCATTTAATTGATCTAGGACAACGAGATTTTCTCATGGTACATCCATTGGTGCTAACACACAATGCTCCCATGGGCCAGCCTGAATTTAGACAACATCACAATCTTGAAACACAATATTTGCCATTGGATACATTTTGGTTAGAAATAGCAGATCCTGAATCTTATATTGTTGAAAAAGTTGACGTAGTCAGAAGTACCGATCAAATATCATTTGACGAAATGATATCAGGACACATGGTATCTCATTGGATAGTAGTTTTATATTTTTATGGCTGGGCACACCATGTCATGAATTATCTACGAAAAGTACACGGTGTGGCTGAAATTGATTTTGTTGTTGAGTGGATGAGATATTTTGAAAGTGAACGCAATCTTGTGGCAACTGAACACGCTAACACGGTACAAGCTATTAAAGATGTGTTTGAAAATGATGCAGTATGGGGTAGACGTGTTAGTGGCACAGATGAAATATACTGGGAATTTAAATCAGCTACATCTGTTGTTGTTCATAGAAATCGTAAAGAGTTTCAACAATGCCTAACTGAATTTTTATTTGATGTATATGGCCTCGAGTGCGCAGAGCTGGTTGATCTTAATATGAATCTTTGTGTGGACTGGCAACAGCAATATCCAATGAAACAACAGTATAGCAATGAGTTGATCAAGACTGTATTGGGATTGCCCAATGGAGACATTGTGATCAATCATTGGGATCAGTCAATCACCAGTGACGATCAATTTATTAAAGTGGCCTACCACTATCAAAGAAAAAATAGATATTGGCGTTGCGTTACAACTTGCGACGAGTGAATATAGTAAGTCCAATTTTTTGGCTATGACAATGGCTGGCGCAATGTAGTTGTTGACGATCAAACACTATGACATTTCCTATAGCCCAAGATACCACACGGTCTAGACTAAGACCTTCTAGTGTTTGTTCACTAAGATGTTTTAGATAGTTTTTTCTGATTGTGCTATCAAACGCAACCCCGGGCAAAAAATTTAAAACATTTATGTAATCAGATGTGCGATTATCAACTGGTCCTAGACCGTTGCCGGAACGTTTTTCAACTAAGTCACTGAGCATGGCAATAAAATTTCTATCAACTTCAAACTCTATTACGGATGTTGGATCAGAATAGCAAAGTTTTAACAACTCTCTGATGTCGGCCACCTCATGTATAATTTGGTGTTTGCCCACTAGATTATAACGAAATGGTGAAATGTCATCTCGACTGAATTTACTAGTTTTTCCAAACCAATAGTTGTTGAAAAAAACAGTGTGAGAATTGCTCTCGAACGCAAGCGGAATTAGTACGGCTTTGTACAATTCGTTTTGATTTCCATCACCACTATCGGCATGTATTCTAAATGCTGTGGTTTTTTGTTCATTGCAAACAACTTCTTCAACAACATACGGCTCATCTAGTACAGCATCCAAACATTGTTTGATAACATGCTGTGGCCATATGTCTTGATCCCACCTTGGGTGCTTACTGCGCACATCCGGACGAGCATCAGTTCGATCGTCATCAACATAATGATAGTCTAACATTTGTTGTATCTCGGTGGAGCTGAGTAGATTGTTGAATTCTTGTACCATAGTGCGATATTTATTTTGAATAATATGCTAGGTAAATATCTCACTATGCTGCCATCCACTGTGCCTTATCCTTATGCCTTTAATTTATTTGGCTTTGATCAATCACAGCTAAAGTCAATAACAACCGATGATCCCATATTGTTCTGGGCTGTAGAATACATCTCCGAAGATAAATTGTTGACTCAAATTAATGCAATATTAAATTGTAATATTCCCAATAAAATTTACTGGATGTTAATGCCAGGGTTTGGGTACAGCACCAAACTCAATCAGTTATTAGGAAATACTTTACACAGCATTAATATAGATTTGTTGTTGTTGCATTTTTATATCGACGAATTTAAAGTTTCTAGTGTAAGCTCTAAATGGAACTCCGCGGCAACAAAATTTTTATTTTTAAACAGAAAAGCGGACCGAACAAATCGTGTGGGACTATTGTATAAATTTTATCAAGCTGGGCTACTGCCCCAATGTGAGTGGTCACTATTTTTTAACCCAGACAAAAAACTCAAATTAAAAAAGTTTTTACCAGGCACAACTGATAGCGAAGCTGAGTTATTTTTAAATCAACATGCGAGACAAGTTGACAATATTCAACCCACCATGGACTCTAATTATCATTATTGTGGGTACCCATTTGATACCAATATATACTCTGGCACATTGTTTAGAGTTGTAAGCGAAACATTGTGGATTAATCAACCGCTAATAACCGAAAAAACTTGGATTACAATAGCTAATCATCAGCCCTTTATCATTGCTGGTTATCCACGATCATTGGAAATTCTCAAAGCATATGGATTTAGAACATTTGAAAATTATTTGCCAGTCCAATACTATGACACCATCGAAGATGAAGATCAACGATTTGACGCAGTGGTTAAAAATACCAAGCATTGGCTAACCAACATTGATCCTACTCAGGTTTCAAAAGATGTTGACCACAATGCTAAATTATTACACAGCCTAGTTCAGCAAACTTTTAAACAATATCAAAATTTACGTGATTTGATAAATCCTAATATTAATATTTTTAATATGATACCACTGTGCCTTGAGCGCCATAATTGGTTGTTGTTTTACTACCAAATCAAAGATTCTGCATGGCCAGACTGCTACTGTGAAGAAAATTTTCATCAGTTGCCGGACAACATAAAAACAGAATGCATTGAAGTTTTTGGCTATAAGCCCAAAGATATGGCAAACTTCCACTAGGAAATTTAGCATTAATAGTGTAAAATTAACATAACTTAACAAGGAATTATTCATGGGCAAACCCTTTGACGTATCAAAATTTCGTAAAGAAATTACAAAAAGTATCGACGGCCTAAGTATTGGCTTTAACGATCCTACTGACTGGATCTCAACTGGCAACTACGCCTTGAACTATTTGATCTCAGGTGATTTTAACCGTGGAATCCCGCTAGGCAAAGTCACTGTGTTTGCTGGCGATTCGGGCGCAGGCAAAAGTTATATCTGTTCAGGCAACATTGTTAAACACGCACAGGAGCAAGGTATCTTTGTAGTGTTAATTGATAGTGAAAATGCGTTAGATGAACAATGGCTTAAAGATCTAGGAGTTGACACTAGCGACAGCAAATTGCTCAAGTTATCAATGGCCATGATTGATGATGTTGCCAAAACAATTTCAACATTCATGAGCGATTACAAAGCATTACCAGATGGTGAACGTCCTAAAGTATTGTTTGTTATTGATTCGTTAGGTATGTTGTTGACCCCAACTGACGTTAACCAGTTTGAAGCAGGTGAAATGAAAGGTGACTTGGGTCGCAAGCCCAAAGCACTAACAGCACTTGTTCGTAACTGTGTGAACATGTTTGGCAGTTACAACGTGGGTCTAGTTTGTACCAACCATACCTATGCTAGTCAGGACATGTTTGACCCCGATGACAAAATTTCAGGCGGTCAAGGCTTTATCTATGCCAGTTCAATTGTGGTGGCTATGAAGAAGATGAAGCTCAAAGAAGACGAAGACGGTAACAAGGTATCCGAAGTCAACGGTATCCGTGCAGGCTGTAAAGTTATGAAAACACGCTATGCTAAACCTTTTGAAGGCGTGCAGGTCAAGATTCCCTACACAACAGGCATGAGCCCATACTCAGGTTTAGTAGATCTAATTGAAAAGAAAAACTTGCTCAAACGTGAAGGTAACAGTCTTGTGTTTACCACAAGTGCTGGCGAGATTATCAAGAAGTTTCGCAAAGCCTGGGAAAAGAACGATGACGATTGTCTTGACACTGTGATGAAAGACTTTGCAAATCAAAAGGCCGAGGTAACTACAGTTGAGGAGGATGCGGAATGACTGAAACCGTAGTAAGTGAGTTGTGGACTGAACTCAAACGTTTTGTAAACACAGTGGATCGTGCAGAAGCTGCCGAAACTGTGGTTGCTGTGCTAATTGATCACGACAGTGATGTTGAAGATATTCGCAACGCTTTTAAGGGCGATGGTGATATCAAACGTGCACTAACTTCTTATCTTGACAACGACAAAAACTATGAAGATGAAGAAGATATTGAGGAAGAAGCTGAAGAAGATTATCTCGAAGACGACTGGGAAAACTGATGTGGTATAACCGAGTCGTCTCCGACCTTGGCAAAATTCCTGACTTTATTCAGCACTATGAACACGAGCTAAGTGAAGCCAAAAAAGAATGTCGAATTGGCGGCTATGTTGAAATCAACATCAAAGAACTTCCCGGCGTGACTGAACATCGATTTAATCAGCTACAAGAGATTGAAGCAGTGCTTAATTTTCTTAACATACAGTTACGCAAAATCCGCAGACGCCATTTTCAAAAGTATCTTGAAGGATATGCTCGTGCCTTGACAGCACGGGATGCCGAAAAATATGTAGATGGCGAGGATGAGGTTATCGACTTTGAAACTATCATCAACGAAGTGGCTCTATTGCGCAACAAGTGGCTGGGTATCATGAAAGGCCTTGATACCAAACAATGGCAAATGGGGCATATTGTTCGTTTGCGCACAGCCGGCATGGAAGATATACAAATATGACACCAACAGTTTTTGCAAATTCTGAAGAAAGCCTGGCACACAGCTTACAAACATTAAATCCCATATTTTTTAAAAATGGGCAAGTACGACAACGTGATTTAGTATTACCGTGGCTGGATCAAAATCTAACTTAGTTTGGACAAGAGTAATTTGATTGGCAGCCCCTGCTGTATTTCGTCAATAGTCCACTCAGTATAAGCCAAATTATTTAACCATTGCTGTCGTTTGGGACGCATTGGGTTTTCTATATTGGCTAAATCAAAGTTGGCCACTGGCCCTGCTAGACTGGTTGTTCCAACAAATGCCGGAACTCCATTTAAAATTGCCTGTGTGCCCGGACCACTATTATGATTCACCACCGCCCACGCATCTAATATACCATTGTTAAAGTCAAAGGAATCGTAAGTTCCTGATATAGATCTTGGTAATTGAATATTAATGTCCGGCGGCAATTTCTTTGGAACAAATCTTGGATGTGGTCGAACTATTACTTTTCGATCACTAAATTGCTTGATGGCATTCACAGTGCTAACTATCCACTGATTAAGTTCTGGTTGTCCTGACCACTGTTCACTGTCGGTGCGCTGGGTGCAAACTATTATTTTGTCCCCAGAATTGGTCCAGGGCGTTAATACTAGTCCTAGTTGATTTGCCCTTGAATCATCATGATTGTGTGCCCAGGGGTACGCTGTATTATTAATGCCATTGAGGCCCAGTTTCCAAGTGGTCCCACGCTGTAGCATACCAACTTCTAATACAATAACATTCCTGTTTGTGTTGCGATATTCATTCCACACCTGTTTATTTTCACGCATGCGGCCAGCCCAAACTAAACTCCATATCACAGCCACATCCGCAGAATTATTGTGGTGGACAACTGTGTGTCCAAGGTATTCAAGTCCTGCTTTAACAGCCCCCCATATTGGGGGACTGTTTCTGGCACCAAATTGATTGTAGAGTGAAAAAATCATAATAAATATCATTTACTTACATATAAAACATGACAACAAACAAATTCACAGTGGTCACCACCTTTAACGAGTCCGGCTACAAGAAATATGGACAACGCATGATTCAAACCTTTTTGCAGACATGGCCGCA